CCCCAACATCTTTGAGTTTTCCACCCAACCCGCTGAACGCTTGGGATGCTTTGTTGGTAAATCGTGTAAATGCGTTTTCCGCTTGTTTTACCTCCGATGTATCAACCTTTACTTCGTATTCGATTTCATCTGCCATGACTTGATTTTTCTTTTAATGTGTTTTGTGGTTTGTTTCCAAGTTTGCTTGTATTGATTCTTCCCTTTGGCGATTTCCACATTTTGTGAAACGCCGTACCATTCTTGGGATTGTGCTAATTTTATTATCAATGATATCATTTTTTCAGTACTAAAAAGTTTGCGTTGGTTACATAGATTGTATGGCTTCCACCCGTTTTTGGCTTCCATGCCAATGTAACTTCGTCCGTGGGTGCCAAATCCAAAATGGTGCTAAAATTTACCACCCCGTAATCCGATGACATCCCACCCAATGCCGATGTTGGAATCCCATTAATCAAAATTGCCATGTTGCTATGTTTGTTCCCAGATTGTTCAAACTCAATCATGGCCGTGAACTTGTATTGCCCACCATCGGTACAAATGTATTTTGATGGGGCGATGGTTGCCGTGATATTGTCAACATAACCAATTGATGTACTTTCTTCCATTGGCATGTTCAACCAAGTGGTTGAATCCGTAGTCAATGGCCCACTCAAAGTGCTTCGGTACATGGTAATTTGGTTGAATTGTACAATGGCTTGGAGGTTGTCAACCTGTTGAACCAAACTAAACACATTGTTTTTGTTATAGTCCGTATCTTGGTTGGTGTCCAAATAATCTTGGCCGTTGTATCGGTATGAATTCATGATACCTTTTGCCACAGCATAATTCTTCAAATAGGTTTGCCCAAATGCCGTTTCAGTCGGGTTTGTAAAATCGGGTTTTTGCCCCGTGGTATTGAACCGCATGATTTCAACATTTGGATAGGTTACCAATTCAAGATTCGCAATCTCCGTCAACATATCGTATTGAATAGATTGGATTTTGTAGTAATTCGACGAAATGGCAATGGTGTCATTCAATCCAAGGTTTAACCACTCACCAACGGGTAACACCGCAGTCATTTTAACCACCCTTGATTGCGTTGAATACATCCGTGATAGGTATTCTTCCCAATACATCACATACATTGAATTCGTGGGGGCATCACCTCGCAAAGAAAGTTCCAACCCGAATGCATTTGAATAGTTGGTTTTCAATGTTGGATACTCCGAATAAGGTGTCATTAACGGCATCACAGTTCGGATTACATTGTTAAAATACCACACATCCGATACCGATTGTTTACCACCATAGTAAAACAAAGTGTAATCTTGTTGTACTGGCTTGGCATCGCTATCCAAAAACACAGGAATGTTCAATTCCGTTTTGCGTACAATTTGCCCGTTATTGTTTATCTCATTCATTGCTTGTGGGGCAATAATATGGAATGGCGTTTCAACATTAAATTCCTCCGTTGGGTAATCAATTTCGGGGGTAATGCTTATTGAACCAAATTCGCGTTTATTGATTTGCTTGTAGTACGAATTGGCAAGGCACGTTGATTCTTGATGCGTAAATCCAATAACCCGTGGGATTGGGATTTTGTCGTGTTGGATATCCTTGGTATCAATGTACCTACTCCAATTTTTTGTGGTACCCAATGCCAACCAATCGGTTAAATTGTGAATCTCAATTTCTTTTTCGCCAATGGGAACCAATATGCAGTTGAAACCTTGCAATACCCCATTTACAAAATCTTTGATTGGTTTTTGTGGCATGGCATCACCCATGAACACGGAATTGTTATTGATTCCTTGTGGGGCTTTGGTACAATCAAAATCCAAATTGGCCGTCCATGTACCCACACAATTGTAAGCAATTTGCACGGTATCACCCGCAGTTAATCGCCTTGTGTATGTACTTGTTTGTGTGGTTGTTCCCGTGTATGCCCCCGTGCTATCATCCGCACGACCATTGAGCATAAAATAGAAAATGATACTTCTTGGAGTTGTGGCGGGTTGCGTTACTGAAAAAAGCAATGAGAATTCGTAATTGCCCGTTCTGTTGACTGTGTAAATTCCCGTAGCGGGGTTGTAGTTTCCCGATGGGTTCGATGCTACTGTTGGAAATATGATTGGTTTCTTTGTTAATGCTCCCGCAGTCCATTGCGTACAACTCAAACCAACAACACTTGATTCCAATGTACCTGGGCTTGTGTATTCGGGATCGTATAACGGCCCCGCAGTTTGCATCGGCAATATGTACAAATCATCCATTTCGGGCCTTGTAAGGAACGAACCCGACAATGTATATCCAATGTCCTCAAAAACACTTGTAAGCATCGCACGAAGGCGAATTGCGGGCCTTAAATCATCCACTTCAACACCTCGTGGTTTCAATATGTTGCCGTTTACGCCCGTCATTTTGGAATATCTCCACCCTTGGTTGTAATCTGCAATGGGCCACAAAATATCACCACTAAACAAAGTTTGATTCCATGAGTTTACAACCGTGGTCGCATCAACGATGTTATTGTACGCACTCCAATCAACTTCGTTCATTAATTTTTCACCCCATGCATCCAAAATCTTCTTGGTAGTGCCATAGAAAATGATGTTGTACAATTGTGGTAATCCATCCTTGAATTTACACCCAATCAATTCAACACGACCTTCAAACACGGGCAATCCGTGAATGAAAATGGTGGCATCTTTCCCAATGTTGGGATTCCATCCAACGATAACCATGTTTTCATCAAACCAGTTGGCAAAAATTTCGTTGTTGGTGTCCGATGCGGGTATTTGGAAATCCTTGGTGTAATCTGTCCAAATGGTGGAAAGGTTCATCAAGTCCTTCAATTGCCTTGTAAGGGGGATAGATTCATCGTTGAATAGGTCAACGGGCGTTCCATCAATCGTGAGTGAAAACCTAATCATCGTACAATTTTATTAATCTTCGGTTGGCTATACTCCATTTGGATGGTGTACAAAATCAACTTTTCATTCACCCTTGTTTTGTATTCAAACGCTGAATCGGAAATTCGTGCCGATAATAACGCCGATCCATCCAACACCAATAAATTGGTTGAATAAAAGATTTGTTCAACAATGTTCACATCGTTTTGGCTTATCCAATCGGTGTTTACTGTCATCGTTTCAACGGAATTTACCAAGTAACTTGTGGTGATGGGTACCCCGTATGTCCATGCTTGTGCCATGTCGGTTTGTTTGAACACGGGTTGTTCGTACTTTTCTTTGGTTACTGCAAAGGTGGAACGATAAACGCCATTGAATAAAAACGAATCATACACCCCGTATTTGTTTAAGAACAACACATCTTGTTGACCATACTTGTTTTGGCACACAAAATCAACGGGTATAACCACATCATCGCCCGTTTTAACGAAGGTAATGTTGGCATCCATACCCCACACACCCCCAGCGGTCATAAGTTGCTTAATTTCGATTCCTTGGATGGTGTTTGCACTCAACCCACCAACCGCATTTGGGGTAACTGTGGCACTCCCACAAGTGATGGAAGTAATCACGGTTGCATCATACCATAAATACGCCGATGGTGTTTCGGTGGTGATGGTAACTTTGTCTTTGTCGGTCAATACATATTTGGTTGGGTATCCGATGTTCCACCCTTCGGCGGTGTATGTGTAACCTGCCGTGGCCAAAATCACATTTGATGTTACATAACTTGTGTAAGTTTTTGTGGTACCTACCAAATAAGCCCCACGAACTTTCACCGCCACACGCCTTGCACCATCACCGATGTTTGGTTTGTATGTTCCGTTGATTAAAAAATCCTCGGTGATTTCTTGTTGAACCAGTTTGTGAATGTCAATCCACCCACGCCCACTTCCGTATTGGTCGGGCTTTCTTTGGATTGTCCAATTTGGGGTGGCGGGTAATGTTGTTGTGCCACTCCACACAAATACTTGGCATTCATAATAGAATTCCGTTGATGTGTACAACGCATCGTAAAATTGGTACATGATTGGGGAATTACACCCCACTATGGATTGTGGTTGTTCGTTAAAAATCATCGTTTGAATCTTGCTTTTATGTCTTGGGCCATTGCCTTGGTTAATGCCTTATTGAATGATGGTAAAATTTCCTTTCGTGCCATTGTTACAAATGGGAATGGTTCAATACCAAAGTGTTTAATCTTTCTGTTCATCATGAATCGCATTGCGTTTTCATCGGCCTTGCCTTTGAATCGCCCCGTTCCCATATCCCGTGGTTGAATGCGTTTCATCTTTGTCCAATTCCGCATTGGTGCCAATGGAATGCCCTTGCCTGGCTTTCTTCCGTTCTGCACATAATCGGCCGTCTTGTTCATGGTAATCCCCATGTCCAACCCTTTGGGTGCGGGTTGAATAGAATTCACCAATTGACCAGATGCCACATAGTTTCCACGGAATGTTTTTTTGGTTACGCTGATGGGTGTCCAACCTTCACCAACCTTTTTCCACTTGGCACGGATTGAGGTTCGTGGGCGTTTTACCTCCAATAGGGTACGACACGCAATCGCCCATTTGTTGGAATACTCCGCAACAACTTGTTCGCTATTTTTATACGCAATCGCCATCCGTAACCCATGGGTTAATTAATTCAATTCCAACTGTGATTTGGTAACCCGCCAATACTGAATCCAATGTTTCCACAAAGGGTTGAAAAGTAATGGGGCGTATGTATTGGATTTGGTTGTAATAATCTTGTTCCGTACGCCATAACCCCTTTGAAAATCTCACATACAAATCTTGCAGGATGTTCGCATAGTTTTGATTCTCGGTGTATCCGTATTGGGAATACTCGGTGATTAAGTTTTCTTGTTCGTTTTCAGTTTTCAAGAAGTTCACCCGATCCGCTACCATGATATTCATTTGGATGGTTGCCACTTGGTCGGTTAATGCCACCGATTGAATTGAACAATGCATCAACGGGAATACCAAAAACGCCTTGAAATCAAATTCCGTTAATGTGCCGTGTGAGTAATTCCACCCCTCCAAATCGGCAATGTCTTTCATCACCTCAAATGCGGTTCCTATGTGATTATTGTTCATCGTTGTTTAATTGCTTTTTGTTCCATTTTCGCAATGTCGCTTTCGTAAGCGATCCACATACAAGCGGAGTGAATGGGTTTTGTATATACTTCTTCAAGGTTGAGGAAACTTCGGTTAGCAAGTCGGTAGACCATTCCAAACCATCCCCATTTTTCGGTAAGTCGTACTTCATCGACACTTCCCCCCTCCTCACCATCGCCAAATACTTCTGGGTAGAATTCAACAAGTCGATTCCTAAACTCCAAAAAAAAAGCAACGCACCAAACG